ACGAAATAAAATGTTTCACGTGGAACACAACACCAAGAGTTAAGAAAAGTTAAAAGAATAATTTAACACAAAATAACACGCCAAACGCTTGCACGTTCAAAACAAATGCTTAACTTTGCAGCAAGTTAAACAATTAAATACATTGAGTTATGAATAACGTAAAATCATTAAGCGAAAACATCGCAAAGGCTGTTAGCGAAACAACAAAGCAAGTAGAATTTTTGGCGGCTGCTTATCCCGAAATCCGTACCAACTTGCAAACTATTGCAGAAACTTTGCAAGTAGTACACCATTCGTTAGGTACGGTTTGTGAATTGTCTGAAATGCAAGAAAAGGTACACAAACAAACCGTTTCAAAGTTTGAATTAGAAAAGGCTTGCAAAAATCAAGCATACGACTTTATAATGACTGAAAAACTTATCGGGCGTTTCAAAACCTTTTGTTCGTGTTATCCCGTAAGCACATACAACGAAAAAACGGGTGCTGACATTCTTGCAAAGCACGTGAAATAACAAGCAAGGCACAAAGAAAAAGGCGGTAACAATCAAGTTGCCGCCTTTCTTTTTATCCTGCCTTGCAGTTACTCAATATAAACGCCGTCAGACAAAGCCGTGTATATCATTTCCTGCTCTTCTGTCAGCATTTCGGCGGTGTGTATGGGTGTAACATCATCGAACACGTTAAACCCTCTGAAATCGCCTAAAATGCCCGTTTGTCTGTCATTGTTTCGCCCGTTGCTTGCGCTCTCATACCACTTGCAGTAAATGTAAGGTTCTAAGCCGTAATATAACATTTCGTTCCAATCATCGCCGCCCACGGTTTTAACTTGGGTGCTTGGCGAAAGGTATATTATTTCGCTGCTTGGTTCGGTTTCCTCAACTTGAAATACAACGCCATTGCAGGACAAAAGCGCAACCCCGTTGCCCGTTACCACGTTTATAACGTACTGCAAACCTATCGTTTTACCTGCATAAGCGTTGTTAAGGTTTACAAACCCTGCAAACGGCAAAAAGATTTGCATCTCGCTTTCGTAATCGGTGTTGTCATCATTGTGAGCAGGCACAACCGCCGTGCCGAAATCAAGCGTTATTTTGTCTTGCGCCGGCTGGTGGCAAGATACGCCCGTATTGTAGTTACCGCATCTTATTACATCGGTGCTGCTTGCGCCTATGTTGGTGTAAACACGGCGTATTTTGTTCACGTATGCGCTCAAATCTATGTTTTCGTATATGGGTGCGCCCGTTTCGGGGTCGCTGCCCGTTTCCTTGAAAAAACGCTTTTTGCTAAACTCTGCCAACTCGTCAAGTGTTACCAAATACACGTTTATTGCGCCGTACTGCTCGCCTACTACCGCCACGGGGTACGCTTGCGCATTTACAGAAAGGTCGTGCCAACCGTCTTGTAAAACAAGGCTGCCCGTTGCCGTTTTCTTGTCAGCCGAAACGGTCAAATCCTTTCTTGCAGGGTTGCCGTCTTCGTTATAATAGGAAATGCGGGGTGTGGTTTGTTCCGTATCAAACGCCGTGTTTGCGTTCGCTTTGATAGTCACGTTAAGCGTTTTACCGTATTGCAAAAATTCGGGTAACGGTGGGTCGGCGTAGCAATTTGAAAAGTTTGTTTTAATGTTTATTTCGGGTGTTTCCTCGCTGGCTGTTTCGCCCGTAAGCGTTACGCCGCTGCCTGTATTGAAATCGTCATTACTCCAATTCGCCGTTTTGCCGTCCTCGCTTATTGTCATATCCTCGCTTGCAGGGTAGCCGTTACCGTTCGTAAACGCCACTTTTGCGCTGGTTATCTTAAAGCCCTCATTTGCCGTTACGTTTACGCTGCCGCTCCGCTTTCCACTTTTAATGCCCGTTGCGGTCGTGTTCGGTATGTTGTTCGTAACGTCAAGTTCGGGTGTTCCCCCACTTTGTGTGTTTCCCGTGATAGTTATTTTCGTTTTTGCAGTGGTGTCGGACAACTTACCAAATGCCCAAACCTTTGCGCCGTTTTGCTCCAAAACAACGCTTTTCGGGTATCCGCTTGTATTGGTATAAACCGCCTTAACATCGCCTACAAACAAATAACCGTCATTCGTTCTTACGTTTATATCCCAATAACCGCCGCTTGCGTTCCACTGGCTGTTATCATCGTGTGCGTTAGGTATATTTACAGTTACTGCCATACTCTTTTAATTTTCGGTTGTTCCTTTTAATGTTACCATAATAATGCCGCCCGTTTCATTGAGTAAGCCCGTATTTGCAAACGGTACTTTCTCGAAATTCGGGGTGCGCTTGTAAACCGTGTCACGGTTTGAAATATACGGGTCGGGGTTGTCGCTTTCAGTAACTCGCCCCGTTGCCGCCAAAATCTCGGTTTCGTAGGTTTTAAGCACATCAACACGCAACGAAAGTTCGTAGGCGTTGTTTCCCTCAAAACTTACCCTTTCCACGAAATAATACCGTCCTAAATCGGGTATGTAACAATAATTGAAAGTCGGTCGGGGCTGCTTTCGTAGTGTGACGGTCGGGCGCAACACATCGAAAGTTTGCCGCAAATCGCCCTCAATCGCCGTAAAGTCGCCCAACTGCTTGTTTACCGTGTTCGGGTGTCCGTTGTATGAATAAAAGTTTATCGTTGTCATATCGGTAAGAAAAAAAGGCGGTGCGGTGCGCTTTCACCTGCACCCACACCGCCCAAAGTTAAACAATCTAATACCTATTGAGTTACTCAATAAAGAATACTACAAAGTTTTCGTTTGTATCGTTGAAATATCCAGCGTCAAACTTGTAATAGTTGTTGAAAAACTCGGCTTTTGCGTTGTAATTCGTTGTTACACGTCTGTCAAGATTGCAAACGCCCAACGCATCACGGTCGAACATTACGCCCAACACGCCCGAAATTTCAACGGCTTTGCCGCCGCTTTCCTTGATATTAATGTTTCCCGTGCTGGCAAACTCGTAGTTCTGTCCGCTGCCCTGCCAAAAAGGTACGGTTTCGGCTTGCGGCAAAAGCACATCACCACGGTTAAACGTGTCTGAATAAAGATAGGTTTGCGCTGCCTTTGCAAAGTCGGACAAAAGTACAACGTGTAACATATCTTTCGGCGTAAATCTTTCCTTTCCGCCAACATTGAACACGGTCGAAATGCTTTGCAGGCGGTCGGCGTAAGTTCCCATTACGTAAGAAGCAAAGCGGATAAAATCGGGGTCGGTTATCGCCTTTGCAGCGGTTAATTTTGTGCTTTCCCCTGTCTTGTCATTGTACAACTTCAAAAGGTTCACACATCTTGCAGTGCTTGCGCTTGCAAGGTCTGCCCCTGCCATATCACCTGCCTTCGTTGCTCCAAACGCTTGCGCATCAGCCAACACGGTTTCCGCAATCATGTTGTTAATTGTACGCATAATCAGTGCATCGGCTTTGATAGTCATTGACTTTTCAACGGCTGCATAAATCATTGAAATAAATCCGTTGAGTTGTGCGGCGTTGCTGAAACTTTCCTTAACCTGCCTTTCGGTGATTGATACGGGCACCTCAAACGTAACCTTTGAGTTGAAAAACTTTGCGGTAACGGTCGGTTTGTGGAACACATCTTGGTCATAAGTATGTCCGTCCTGCAAGTTCCACGTGTCGTTTTCTTCTGCTTCGGGAACATCGGCACTTATTTTTTCCAGCACGCTGCCAAACTCCCACGCATCCATTAAAACGCTCGGCACTTTGCCCGCATAAGGTCGGTTTACGAAAATCACCTTGCCGATATGGTTTACAAGTGACTTCACGTAATTATCAACGGCACTTTGATTGAACACTTCTTCGCCCAAATCCACAATGCCCGTTAAATCCTCGGTTACAATGTCAGTACGCCCCAACACTTCACCCGATACGCTGTTAATAAGCGTGTAAATCTGTTTTACTTCCATATTGCTAAAAATTAAAATTAGTTATTCGTAAATACTCGTTGTTAATTCTCTTACAAGTGCAAAGATAATGTTTTTTCTCCAATTATCACGCCTTAACTGCAATTCTTTTGCAATTTCACTTGAAATTGATTTGCTTGCGCCCGTTCCTTTGCTCGTTTCAGTCGTTTTGCGGCTCTCTGTACGGTTTCTTTCGTCTTGCGCTGTCTTTCGGTCGCTGTCTGAAAAATCGGTGTCGTTAAAAGCCACGTTTGCGCCCGTTTCGGTGTTGTCGGTGCTTTCCTGCAAAGTTACGGTTTCCGTCCGTTCAATTTCGCCCGTAACGGGTGTGAGTACATCGTAGTCGGCTAACATCGCCGCCGCTTCACGTTCCCACCCCTGCACGTTTACCGCAATCACCGCCGAAACAACATCGCTTGCGTTGTCGCTGGTTATGCTGCTTACAACGGTCTTGCCGCCGTACATCAGTAATGCGTAAGCGTCTAACTTGGTCGGGTCGGTATCGCCGAAAATTGCTGCGTACTCTGTCGGGTATTCGGTCTTGAAAACCGTTGTGAATATCCCGTTACCCTTTGTAAATAGTTCGCTGTATTTCATTGCTTTTCTTCGTTTTCGTCTTTTGTTTCTTCGGTTTCCTCTGTTTGTTCCGTTTCGGTGTCGTTACCGTCCGTTTCCGTTTCCGTTTCTTTCGTTTCTTCTGTTTCCTCTGTTTCCGTGTCGTTTCCGTCTGTTTCGGTGTCGTTTCCGTCTGTTTCGGTGTCGTTTCCGTCTGTTTCGGTTGTTTCCTCTGTCGGGTCGGGGTTTTCCTTTGCCGTTTCCAAATCAGCCGCCAAAGCGTTGTAATTATCTCTTTCCAAACCCCAACTTGAAGCAAGTTTAACCGAAATTTCGGTGTCGAACATTTCGTTAATTTTCTCAACTGCATTTTGTCTTTCTTTTAGCATATTATCCACATACGGCAAAAGTACATCTACATTCATAGATACCTCGCCCAAATTCAGCCGTTCACGCTTCATATTGTAGTTGGCATTTAGTCCCAACTCGTTGTACATACTGGCTTTGTAGTATTGTATCAGTTCAATAAGTTGCGTAATATACACGCTGTTTGTGGTCGGTGCGGTCTGCATATTTACGCCTTTGAAAAAAGCGTTTTCCCCGATAATTGAAAACTCGCCGTTTTCTATCTTGCGCAAAAACTCATCGGCACTCTGTTTTGTCTTGTCATCGCTGGCACTTATAAGCATCGTGATACGGGTCAAAATGCTTGCCGTATTCAATGAAATAAGCCCGTCAGTATGCAACACGGCATAACGACCAATAAGCGGCAAAAGGCTTTCGCCGTTGCTGTCATTCTCAATCAAAACCCCGTCTTTCTGTATATCGTAGGTTTTGTTTAACTTTAATGCAGGGTTCGCCACGGTGTAAAGCGTTGCCCGTCCGTAAACATCGGGTTCGCCGCCTTTGCCGCCCGAAAGCGCATACAAAACCCCGTCCACGCTGGTAACAAAGGCGTTGCCCGTTGTCTGCAAAAGCCGCTCCAATTCTTTTTGCGGTATGCTGTCGGGCAAACCCTCATACTCAAACATACTTTGAGTTTTCGCCAACGTGTTCGCAATAAATTCGGTTACGGCGGTGTCTTTGTCCCTTACTTGCGCTTGGTACAACTTGTAAATGTTATCTTTCCTTTTCATCTGTCAAAACTTTAATCAGTGTTGTAAGTTCGGCTAACACTTTTGTGTTTTCCGCAATCGTATCTTTTAGGTGTTCCGTTTCTTCTTGGTGCGCCTGACTTTGTTTCACCATATACCAAAACAATGCACCACACATAACAATCGGAAAACCCAAACTTGAAATGATTTGAATAATAGTATTTGCGTCCATATCGTTATAAATTTAGTTACTACTTGCAAAGATAGACATTTATTTCGTAAAACGGTCGGTTTGGCACGAAATTTGCACCAAACCGCCCGTAATTTTCATTTCAACGAAACAATGTTTGTCTTTGCGCTCGTAATTAAATAATTGCGTACTATTTCGCCGACTTCGTTGTCTTGGTAGAAAACTTTGTCTATTGCGAAAAACCGTGCGACTTGTTGTTCCACATAACTTGCCGTACTTAACAACTTGCGTTTGTAGTTCGGTTTGCCGTTCATTTCCAGCGAATAAATAAGGCTGTTTTCCTCATCTTTTATCGGGGTTGTCTTGGCGTGTATGTACGTGAAACATTCGTTGCCTACTTGAATAATGTTACCTTGTAACACAACATCGTTAAACTTGATATAGTACACAAACAACACATCTTGCGGCTTGTACTTGCACGGCAAATGTGGGTAAACTGCAAGTTCCCATTTACCGCCCGTTATCATCTGCAAGTTTTGGTTATCGAAACAAAAATACTTGTTGCTGGCTTTGTGTTGTACTATCGTGCTGCAATACTCAACCGCCACGATTGCGCCGTGTTCGCCAAAGCGGTAAATATCTATCGTTCCCTGCTCCATGAAAGGCACTTGCTTCAAACCCATTTCCGTAAAGTACGGGCAAAACTTGTTTACCGTGTTCCCCAGCATAAAAACCTTAACATCGTTGCGTTGGCGTATTATAGTACTCAACAAATTCATAAACAACATAAACTCATCGGGCAAATAATACCGCCGTGTCAAAAACTCGTCAAAGACTATCGTTGTGACATTCGGGTAACTGCTGCTTTTTTCGTGTTCCTGCTCGGACAAACAAAACCCGTAACAAAACGGGGTCGGGTCGGGTGTCCGCTTGTTTTTCTCTGCATCGTAGTACGACAAAAACCATTTGTTCGACATATAGAACACTTCGTTAAATTTGCCGTCTGTCAGTTCCTCAATAAGCCCGTTTGCCACGTGGTTTGCAAACAGACTTTCGGCACGTTTGCCCCGTAAGTCCTCACGCCAACGGCGTATATATGCCATTTGCTTGCCCGTCTTTATATAGTTTTCCAAACCATATTTTAAGGCGGCATAAGTCTTGCCGTTTGAACGCTCGCCAAATATCACGTTATAATCGGCGTTCTTGCTTAAAATCGCTTTCAAGTCGTAAAATTTCGGCTTGTCTGTCTTTGTCTTTCTTGTTGTCATAATCGTTTATTTTTAGTCCTTAAATTTGATACCTCGCAAATAGTTTATATACATAACCGAAAGGGAAAGGCTGTACCCCGTTGGCTCCAAATGTACGCCCGTGCGTTCGTTGTAATGCGCCGTGCTGCCTTTGTAGTCGGTTATTTCGCCTTGTATCTCGTAGTCTATGTACGTATGTATGTTTTTGCCCGTTGCCTCTGGCGGTATATCCAGATAATTAGTGAAAGCGTCAAAGATACCTTTTGCCCCGTACTTTTCAATAAGGTAGGGAATTGCGGCTTTCTTGTTTACGCCCGAAACGGTCAAACTGAAATCGTATGCCCGTCCGCCTGCTTTTAGTGCGTTCGGTTCTTGCACC